AATCGTCAAGACGCTGGCCTCCATCCTGTCCAGGCGCGACAAGGTGGAGCGGGAATTTAAGCAAAAGGGCGGCGAGGCGGCCATCGAGTACACCAACAAGGGCGGCAGCACCAACCTGACAAAAAATCCGCTGCTGACGCTCTGGGATGATCTCAACAAGTCCGCGCTTGCGTACTGGCGCGAGCTTGGGCTCACCCCGTCCGCGTACCGCAAGATCACCGGCGACAGCGCGCCGAAGAAGCAGGAGCGTTCCGGCCTCGCGGCGGCGCTCCAGGCGATTGAAACCGAGTAAAGGCAAAAACTGGGCCGCAGTCCTACAGTACGCGGAGAGCATCCAGGACGGCACAAAGATCGCCTGCAAGGAGCTGCGCCAGGCCGTGGAGCGATTCTTCCGCGACCTTGAGAACCCGGCCTACACCCTGGACGCGACCGGGCCGGAATTTTGCATCCAGGTCATCGAGCGGACGATGTGCCACCAGCAGGGTGAGCGGCTCGACGGAACGCCCCTACGCGGGACGCCGTTTCTCCTGGAGCCGTTTCACAAGTTTATTATTTACAACCTGCTCGGTTTTAAGCTGGCCGGGACCGATACGGTCCGATTCCACGAGGCCTTGATCTTTATCCCACGCAAAAACATCAAGACCTCGTTCGCGGCCTCCCTCGCCTGGGCGCTGTCCCTCTGGTATCGGCGCTCCGGCGCAAAGACATACATCACGGCCGCGGCCCTGATGCAGTCGCTTGAAAGCTTTGGCTTTTTGGCGTACAACGTCCGGCGCATGGGCGAGGACACCAAGGCGGGCGGCACGGTGCGGATCATCGACAACAACAACGAGCATTCGATGACCGCGGCGCTGCCGGACGGCTCGTTTTACATCCGGGCCCTGGCCGCGAATCCGGACACCCAGGACTCCCTCAACTGCAACCTCGCCATCTGCGACGAGATACACGCGTTTAAAAAGCCCAAGCAGTACAACCTCCTCAAGGAGGCGATGAAGGCCTACACCAACAAGCTGCTGATCGGCATTTCGACCGCAGGCGACAACGAGCAGCTATTTCTTGGCCAGCGGCTGAAATACTGCCGCAAGGTGCTGGACGGAACGGTCCAGGACGAGCAATATTTTATTTTTATCTGCTGCGCCAACCCGGGAGAAGATGGGGAAATCGACTATACGAGCCCAACGGTCCACGAAATGGCCAACCCGGCCTACGGCGTCAGTATTCGCCCGGAGGAAATCCTCAACGACAGCCTCCAGGCCCAGAACGATCCACAGCAGCGCAAGGACTTCCTCGCCAAGTCCCTGAACGTGTACACCAACGCCATGCGGGCCTATTTTGACATCGAAGAATTCCGGCGCAGCGACACGCGATACGGCTGGACGCTGGACCAACTGGCCAGGCTGCCCATCAGCTGGTACGGTGGCGCAGACCTGTCCAAGCTGCACGACCTCACGGCCGCGGCCCTGTTCGGGCGGTACAAGAACACGGACATCATCATCACGCACGCATTTTTCCCGGTCGTCGCTGCCCACAAAAAGGCCGACGAGGACAACATCCCGCTGTTCGGCTGGGCCGACGACGGCTGGCTCACCATGTGCAACTCCCCCACCGTCAACCACGCCGACGTGGTCAACTGGTTCGTCGGGATGCG